CTTCTTTGGGCAAGCAACGAGCACTCCATCAACCCTCTGAACAACCTGAGAGAGAAAAGAGGCACCGATAATGCTTTCATGTCTCTTGACGTTCCCCTCTGGCAACTTGATTCCAGTCTCCCGATAGAAATCGAAAAACTGGTCAGGCAAGTCCCCTGAGAGGTAGTCGTCACCATACAAAGCAAACGGGTGTTCCCAAAACTGTTCCATGTCCCAGCCCATACGCCTCCACGCATATGCACACACAATCATGTGGCCAAGCGTGTTATCGTGGGCCGTATTGACACTTCCAGATTTGTTTCCTCCAAACGCCTCCCAGACTGAACCATCAGGCAAATGAATTAGCGACTCAGTCAGGGCTTCGAGATAGACCTGATGCCTTTCCCAGTTCCCAGCAGTTTGGTCCTCCGGCTTTAGACAAGCCCACCTGATCCGATAAACGGCCTCAAGCAGTTTTGTCGACATTCCAGAGTCCCACTGCTTCGCGTCAGCCTCGACGACACCAGCTCCGAACTTCTTCCCCAGTTCATTCCAGCCCATATGGAATTTCGACATCCCAACCGCCGAATGTGACTTCGTATGGCACGCAGTCATACGAGCATTAAAATGCTCGTACAACCTTGCACCCAACAAAGCCAGATCGACTGGTGCACCGGTGACAAGGCGGCATTTCTGCAACGCCTTCTCCTCGGGCAGGATCTCATGTTTTCCAAATCCGTGCCAGTAGAACTTTCTACCACGAGGGGTGTCCCATAGTCCCAAGACAGATGGGTCTTCAGTCATGGCATGGTACTTTGTTCGAAACCTCTCTCGCCAAGGCCAACCTGGGCTGTTAGACAGGTCCATCTCCAGCTCCTCTACACATCGGACGTCACACTCGCCGAGGTTACGGAGGGCCCATCGCTCGACTTCTTCGACCGCTTTCGCGAACGCTTCTTCGTCGACGCAACGAATGGGTCCCCCGCATCCATTGTTGTTGTTGTCGTACTTGGTGACCTCGGCTCTGAGGAACTCCTGGGTTGTTTTGGACCACCGGAACCCGAGACTGGTGGGGTCAATTCCAAGGGCTTTGACAACACGGCTGTCGTACCACCAGCGACTGGAGATAAAACAGGGGTTTGACCGACCGATCTCTCGGACGGTCCCGTGCTGCCGCCCTTGAGAAAATCCACAATCTCTTGGGTAAACGGC